TAGCTTGAGGTAGCTCATGACTGCACAGTCGGGTCTGGGCTTCTCAGGGATCGTAGCAATACAGATCCCGGATCAGGGTGCGACTGACTTCGTCCTTACCAAGTTGTCTCCCGACAACTATGACTACGACTGGCTTGCCGGTGGAGGTGGTGCAAGCACCATCATCATTGAAGACGAGGGTGTCCCGGTTGGTGTTCCAGCCGACACCCTTGACTTCGTCGGCGCGGGAGTCACCGTTACCGGCGCAGGCACGACCAAGACCATCACCATTCCCGGTGGTGGTGGTTCGGATAGCTTGCAAGATGCTTACGACTTTGCGACTGCACCTCCGCAGATCGTCGTCAATGGCACACCCGATCCCGTCACTATCGATGCATCAGTCGCAGGGGATGTCTTCGCGGTCAGAGGTGTTTCGGACGAGGATCTGATTCGCCTGAGTACTACTGGTGGCTCACTCTTCGGAGGTGTCAATGCAAGCAACATTCTGAATCTCCAAGGATCGCAGGCTGCTAATCGCGGCACGGTCAATATCCATGGTACGAGTCTTATCGATTTTGATTGGACTTCTGACATCGGTACTTACGCGATCAGGTGGGCGAACACGATTCCCTCTTCTGGTGCTGCCGTGGTTGGTCTTCTTCAGGTTCAGAACGTTATCACTATCGATGCCGGTACGTTCATCTCCTCTACCGTAGATGATTTCAGTGACCTTCGTTGGACAGCGACACCGGGTTTCGCAGTACAGACACTGTTCTTTGCGAGACCACAGTTCCGATCAACGAGCGTGGGTATCGCACCATCGCAGTCCTTCATCTACGCGGCTCAAGCTCAGTATCATATAACGGGAGCAGGATCCATCACGGTTCCCACTTATCGTGCGCTCAGTTTTGCGCCGATCATTCGTGTCGATAACGCTGGTGACGAAGTGCATCTCACTAATACTGTGGGTGTAACTCTTCAACCTCTTTTCAATACGAGAAACGCTACGGCAGTCGCAGACTACGGCACCATCCGTGGCGTCCATATGTTCAATGCTTCGGTCGTTCTCTTTGGTCTGGGAATTGGCTCTGAGATCGCAACCAACTGGATCGGTCTCGATGTCGAAGCACTCACTGGACTCGTTGTCTCAGGAGTTCGTGCAGCAGTACGGTCAGCAATTCCTTCCGGCGCTTCAAACTTCGTCATACTGAATACAGGTGGCGCACAATCTGACTTCGGAAGTGGCGACATTCATCTCGACGATGATACGTCTATCGTCTTTGGTAACACAGTCGCGGCACCCGATGCTGGAATCTTCTTTGACGGCACGCACCTGACGCTGGATACGCAACTCAGCGGGCCGAATGCGTCGAAGGTGCGAGTGGTGCATGGGCTGATTGTCGAAGCCGACATTTTCCCCGTTTCTGATTTTATTAGACGCGCCGCAAGTACAACTTTATTGCTTTCGTCGTGGCGACTTACCGGGTTAACTTCGGGCGATATGGCCGACGGTTTCGGTACGGCATTATTTTGGAGCATCGAGGATGATGCTGCCGTAAGAAACAACATTGCGTTCCAGTCTGCTGAACGTGCAGGCGCGGACAACACTGGGCTCTATCGATTGCGGGTTTACACCGCAGGCGTAGCGAATCAAATTTACGAGGCTTCTGGCCTTACGTTCACAGTCACCGCTCGCGCGCGGGTGGAGGGCGTTCTTGCTGTCGCTCCGATTAGTCCCGCGCAGATCACAACAGATGAGGATGATTATCAAGGACAGGGTTCCGGTACCGCGATGCGTGGCGTGTTGCGCTTGTCCACTGACGCTTCCCGCACCATTACAGGCATCGACGCCACAACAGTAGACTTCTCCGAACCAGACGACATGCTGTGGCTCATCAATATCGGCTCGTTCGATCTGGTGCTTGGACATCAGGACGTTGGTAGTGCAGCTGCAAACCGTATAATCTCGCCAACGGGAGTTGATCTGATACTTGGACCAGATGATTCTGCACTGCTGTGGTATGACGGCGCGACGCTAAGGTGGAGAATTTTGGAGACTACCGGCGCATGATCAGACTAGATACATTGTTCAGGAACATCCGAGTCTTCAGCGTCACGTTGGATTTTCCAAGCGTTGGAGCGAATGGCTCTGAGGTTATTGACACCGCGACTCCAGCAGGAGCGGCTCCATTGGGAACGGTAGTGCGGTTGATTCCGATCACAGATGCCAGTTCGTTTGACGACATGATTCTTCAAGGGACCGTGGTAACGACAGACTCAATCCGCTTCGTTATGCTCAACCCTTCGGCAGGAGCAATCAACCCAGACTCCGTAGACTTCATTCTTTGGCTGGGCGAAATTAACCAAGATTTAGCGGTGGCACTATGACAACACTTTCAAATGCATGGCAAGCAGGCGTGGATGCTGTCATTGCGGACAACTCGATCAACAAAGGTGATTTTGCTGATGCGATTCGCACAGTCATCACGAGTAACTTCAGCAACTCCGAAGCCACAGGTTGGATCGACGCTGTTGCAACAGAGTTCAATCGAGTGGGAGTGACCAACAACCCTACTTATAACAATCTGCGTTTAAATATTATTGACGACGCGGTGGCGCACAAGGCACTGTTCGATTCACTCAGCACCATCGGACAACTGGCAGAGACGCAGCCAGCTACTCGGGCGCTTGAGCTGATCGAGCTGCGAGCTGAGCGAGATGAGATCAATATTAGTATCGACACGGTGCAAGGCTTCAAGACTGGCGCAACTCGTCAGGTCAAGGATGTACTGAATCAAGGCATCGACAATCTACGAGGGCACAAAGAAGAGATTCGGCAACGAATTAGACAGATCACAGGAGACCCAGACTCATGAAAAAGAACGTTGGATTAACGTACGTGAAGGATTTTGAATTCCCTGCAGAACAGGGGTTCACGGGGTCCGCAGGCAGTCAGCCCGTCAAGGGCTACATGCGCGGTGGACATGTAAAGGGGCGCAACACACCGAACAAAAGTTCGAAGCGCGCCAAGGGTACGACCAGAGCAGCCTTGGGCGGCTTCATGGGACCGGATCGTGAGATCCAAGTCGATGACGTGACGATCACGACACCGCGAGCGAAGGGTGGCGTGGTAAAAGCTGCCGAGGGTGGTTACTTCGGCAAGCCCGGTGACCAGTATCCGAAACTGAAGTCCGGACCCAAGGGCAAACGGTCGAAGATGCCTGCGAACGTCAAGGCCCATGGCGGCTCTGTGCATGACAAGCTCAGGCACGAAGGCGCGAAGATGGGCTACGCCTATGGTGGTCGTGTGAAAACTACCTCCGACGAGTTCAAGCTGACGCGTGGCAAGATGGATTCTATGGACCATGGCAACCAGCCTGCACGTCGCGGTCGTAACCAAGCCGAGATCGAAGCCGGTGGCACCAAGCGTTTGAAGCCCGGATTGCATAAGGGCGGCAAGGTCGCTAGAAGTGCGAAGGCAATGCGCAGAGCTTCCGGTAAGGGCATGCCCAAAAACGTGAAGTCGCATGGTGGTCTCGCTAAATACGCGACCGGCGGCGTAGTGGGAAAAGCCGGGGCGGCTCCGTAGAGAAGACGGCACGCAGGGTCGCTAACGAGGTACTGGATCGTCACGTTCGTTCCCCGAGACCGAAGGGTCACGGGACGCGGCCTCGTGGCGGGCGTAGCAAAGTGAGAGGCGGAGGGTACTGATGCCTACATCAGGAACAGTCGGCTCAACGACATTTTTGAATCAGCAGATCATTGATCATGCGATGCGTCGTTGCAAATTGGTCGAGCAACAGATAACGGGCGAGCACCTTACGATTGCTCTCGATTTGCTGTGGCTGTTCACCATGACGCTCAGCAACAAGGGCATCAAGCTGTGGAATGTGGATCCGATCATCCTGCCAATCTACGAACGCAACCAGACGGTGCCCTGTCCTCTCGGTACCGTGGACACGTACACGATCAACCTGCGGAATCAGAATCGACTCACTGGTGCTGCGAGTGCATCGGAAGGTGTAGCTGGCAATGCGTTCGATGGTGACCTGACGACAGCGTGTACGCAGGTGGCAATGCTGGGCACGATTACCATGTTGCTCGACAGTGCGATGGCAATCACTACCTTCGGCATCATGCCTAACGTCTCTGGGACGTGGGACTATGTGATCGAAGCGTCGAACGATAACTTCGTGACGGCAACTCCTTACATCACACGGACAGATCAAGTCGTCGTTGCCAACGAATGGATCTGGGAAGATGTGCAAGCACCTACTCGCGTCGTGGAGTTCGATTCATGGCGACTGCGCGCGACTGGCACCACGGTGCTCGATGTCATTGAGCTGGTCTATCAGAACAAGCCGAATGAGATTCCGATGTATAAACTCAATCGGAACGACTACGCAAACCTGCCTGACAAAGCGAGCACGGGCAGGCCGACGCAGTTTTGGTATGACAAGAGACGCACGCAACCAGAGATTGAACTTTGGCCGAGTCCCGGTGCTGAGTTTACGTTCAACCAAGTCACAGGTTTCGTGCAGCGACAGGTGCAGGACGTCGGTGCGTTGACAGATGAACTGGAGGTGCCGGATCGCTGGTACCTCGCCATCGTTTGTGAACTTGCACGACAACTGAGTCGTGAGATCAAAGAAGTGGACATCTCTCAGTTGCCGTACATTGACACTGACGCGGATAAATATTTGCAGGACGCATGGACAGGTGAGACCGACGAGTCGGAAGCCTATCTGCGTCCTAACATTGCACCCTACACGAGGTAAGCATGTCTATTTGGCTGGACCCGACAGGAAGATCAACGTACGGCATTGGCATCTGCCAACGCTGTTCGTGTAAGTTTTTCCTTGAAGATCTGTACTCAGACCCGAACACACCGGGACTGAAAGTGTGCATCGATGATCTCGATGACTACGATCCGTATCGTCTGGCTCCGCGTCAGGCTGATCGGATTACGCTGCCATTTTATCGTCCCGACCAAGACCTTACGACTGGAGGTCCAGATCCGAACGTGAACTTCATTGGTGGTGTGCGTGACGCTCCCGGTACAAGTCCACGTGTGACGGAAGACAGCAGGCTACGTGTGCTTGAAGCATCGGAAATTGACGGAAACGAGGAAGCCAATAATGCCTAACATAGCAATTTCAGGTCTGCCTCCTGCGCTGTTGCCGTTGGATGGACCTAACAGTTTCTTCGAGGTGCAGACCATTGAAGGTGGCGTTACCGTCAGTCGTAAGGTTGCGTCTGACGATTTGACACTGAACGCAGCCATCACGATTGAAGATGAAGGTGTACCTCTTGCAACTGGAGCAGACACGCTGAACTTTGTCGGTGCAGGTGTCGTAGCGAGCGGTATTGGTTCGACCAAGACGATCACGATCCCCGGTGCTACCGGCGCAGTAGTCAACGTAGGCACGATAGACGGTCAGATGCTGCGTTGGAATGATGGGAGTTCGGAATACGATCCTGTGGATCAGCTGATTGCTGATGTCGGCAACTTCGAATTGGTAAGTGGGTTTACCTACGTCGGTACAGCTGGCATCGCACTACGAAACGCGAATGGCGAAGTCTTCATTGACAATGTTCTCTTGGGCGGAGGTTTGTTCCAATACAGCGTCGCAGTTGGAGGCAACGATGGCATCCGAATTCGTGACAATGGTTTGGCTTTGTTCGGCATGTCCGGTGGCACTCAGCGTACGACGCTGCAGTCCGGTGAGGAAGTGGACATCATCCGCAACGGAGTTGATCAGGTCGCACTGACGCTTGCGCCAGCGGCTGGCGGGCTGTCGGTTAATAACACACTGACAGGCGCGGGCCTTGAGCGAGTGCTGACCTTGAGCGATCTAGGTGGCGGCGCTAACATCGACACGTTCAACTACCAGTTCGATACAGACCTCGATGCGTTTAACGATCCGGGCGCAGGCTTTATTCGATTCAATAACGCAACGCCCTCGGTATCAACCATCATGGCTATCAGCACAACGGATGCTGATGGTAACGATCTCGATCCAGATGTGACGCGGTGGGGAATCTCTGAG